AAAAACAGATAGGCGATACAAACAAAGCCGACGAGAGGGTCGATGCTACAATGAAAAAGCTGGAAGGCTGGTTCAAAGCCAACCCAACGCTTAAAGAAACATTTGATCGCGTGGTCTATCGAAGCACCATTGAGCATGTCGATCCTAGCCAGCCAAGAAGCAAGTATACAGACCCCGAGCAGTTGAAAGCATGGGATGATATGCAGGCTGATTGGCGCAGCCTCTCTGCTACAGGGGGTGACAAGATTTACGCAGAGATGCGCGATGCCTACAAAAAGACGTTTGAAGAACTGAAAGCGGTCATCGGAGGTCAGATCGACGACATAATTGAAGACCCCGCAGAACGTAGGAAATTACGAGAGTCCGTATACGAGAAGATGTTTGAGGGTAAGACCATAGAGCCTTACTTCCCGTTGACTCGTAAAGGCGATTTGTGGCTGCGCTACGATGCGTTCAATGAGCGCACGCAAACCACAGAACCCGTGTATGAAGCGTTTGAAACGCATCAGCGCAGAAGAGATAGAATAAAAGAGTTGGAAGGAGACCCAAGAGTTCGTAGCAAGCCTAAAGAGTATGCCAATATAAACAGCATAACTTTTGGTGACGCGCCTTCTGGCTCTTTCATGCGCGATGCGCTCGACATCTTGAAAGCCAACCAACCTAAAAATCCAACGAAAGAAGAGCAGGATCGGTATGATGAGCAAAGAGAGCAACTCATGCGGCTGTTCATACAATCTCTGCCTGAAACGTCTTTTGCAAAGTCTATGCAAAAACGTCAGGGTTATGAAGGCTACAACACTGACGCCATGGAAGCGTTCCGCACAAAGGCGTACGACCTGTCTAGGCAGGTGCAGCGTCTTAAATACAGCAACAGGATACGTGCAGTAGAAAACGAACTACGCGCTGCATGGAAGGCCAGTGGCTCTGGAGAGCAAGGTCAGGCAGTGCTAGACGAGTTGTTGAAACGCGCATCCTTCGCTCGCAACCCACCAAACGATTTGACCAATCAGCTTGCAGCACAAGCCAACAGGTTTGCGTTCCTAGGCACGATTGGTTTCAACGTATCATCTGCTGTCGTTAACCTGTCGCAGGTGCCTTTGATTATGGTCCCGCTGTTGACCGGCAGGTATAGAAGCAAGCTGGGCATAAACGCCCCTACAGCGGCTCTGGGGCGCGCTGCCTCTCTGGTCACTGGAAGTGGGTCTAATCGTAAGATACAGACTATAGATGGCGAGAACATAGATGCTCGCGGCATGCCTTCAATCGACAACTACTATGAGACAGATGCGAACGGTGACCTCGTCATTCGCAGTGATCTAGAGTTGTCTGACAAAAAACGAAAGGCTCTTGAGAGATACAAGCCTGTTGTAAAGATGGCAGGAGAACGAGGGCTTCTTAACAGATCACTGTTCTACGACACATTGGGTATCGACAGAGTGGGACGAGACAGAGGTTTGTGGGAAACTACCAATGCAGCCAGCGCCTTTGTGTTCCACACAGCAGAACGTTTTAACAGGCAAGTAGCTCTACTCTCTGCTTTTGATCTGGAACTGCAACGCATGGAAAAAGATGGAGAGACCATCAACGATGCGACTTTGAAAAAGGCTGCAGACTACGCGCTGTACCAGACCACAGAAATGAACGGCGGTGCCGCCCTCGCTACTGCACCTAGAATATCACAGCAGGGCATAGGACGTGTGGCTATGATGTACAAGTCATACGGCATACAGATGTACTATACCCTGTTTAAGACAGCAGATCGTGCTGTGCGACGGATGGAAAACGCCAAGTACCCGCCAGAGGTCGTGAAAGCTGCAAGAGAGCAGATGTTCGGAGTCATCATATCGTCTGGCCTGTTGGCAGGTGTGCAGGGTATGCCACTCGTAGGCGGCATCCTCATGTTGGCTAATATGTTCTACGACGATGATGAGTTGGATGCAGAAACCAGACTACGTCAACAGATAGGTGAAGGCTTCTACAAAGGTCCGCTTAACATGCTGGTGGGATCTGATGTGGCTTCTCGTATAGGACTGTCTAACTTGTTATACCGTGAGAATCCATATAGTCAGAGTGGGTCCGCTGCAGATCGTGCCATGGAGTTGTTAGGTGGCCCTGCATGGAGTGTGGCAACACAATTTGGCAGAGGCATAAAAGAAGTCACGTCTCCTGACGGCAACTTTGAGCGTGGTGTTGAAGCCATGATGCCTGCAGCCATACGTAACGCTTACAAGGGTATGTATCGCTATCCTCGTGATGAAGCCATTCTCACCAGACGGGGTGATCCAATACATGACGATATAACTACAGGCGGTCTTGTGGCGCAGGTTTTAGGATTTGCGCCTACAGACTACACGCTCAAGCAAGAGCAGAACCAGCAGATCAAGCGTATTGAACGATCTGTAGGTGAGAGGCGCACCAAGCTGCTTCGTAGGTACTATGTGGCCTACAGATTTGGTGACTCTGATGGTGTCCGCAGCGCTCTATTAGACATGCAGAAATTTAGCAGGAAACATCCAAGTGTTGCCATAACCCCTGACACTATACAGCGGTCTATGGCACAGCATGCGCGAACATCAGTAACCATGCACAACGGGATTACAATTAACCCCAAGATGCGAGCTGTCCTAAAAGACCACGTTGATAATTACTGGGGTTCGTCCTTTGGTTTTGCTGGCGATTAAAAAACCCCCCGCCGAAGCGAGGGGTTGAGTTAGGGAGAACGACAGTCGGCGGAGGAACCTCTGTCGTAAACACATTATCATGTGATTCTCCACACACGCAACCCCAATATATTGTCTTCTATCACCACCTTCATATCCACCTGCCAATCCTTCTCCGCAGTTATGCGTTTGACTTGACGCTTTGCTTCTTCCGTATTGACACACGGTACAAACACAGATGCAGTCACAGCCATCTTGTCCCAGTTTATGACGATCTTGACGCCATCAGGATCTAGATCGTCAATCTTCAACATCGTCTAACTTCTCCACAGAGCAATCCACAACGATCACGTCTGCAGGTGGTAGGTTCATGTGCGTGCCCTTACTAAGCCGCATCTTGGACTTCTTGGCACCCAGCTTGGTTTTTAGGTCGTATACAAAGGAGTTGTAGTTTATTTGCTGCTCACCGCACCATGCCTTCAACGGCTTTGGTATGAGGTATGCACGCTTCAAGTCTGTCTCATACCTAGCAACCAGCTTCCCTCTGGGTAACGCTTCGGGTATCACCACAGAGTCAGCATCGGTGTTTTGTTTGCGTAGGTCATCTGTGCTTTTGATCCACAGCACGTTGCTCCAGTGTTCGTGGATGTAGTCGTTAAGAACTTCCTCCACACCCACACTCATGTCAGCCACCTGCCGCTTGTTCTCCTTCAGCTGCTCTATGCCCCACTTGAATACCTTGTTCGTGTCGTAATCAACCAGACCAGCTTTCTTGGCGATTATAAGTCCCGACACAGTGGCGGCTACAAGCACAGACCAAAACCTGTTTTCAGCAGTCAGGCTGGCCTCTGCATCAACCTTGGCTTGTACCTTTGCTAGTAGAGCCTTGACGCCCTCTAAATTATTCATCAGGTACTTTACGTATTCGATGCCTGCGTGACCGTAGTTCTCCTGTATTGCTGCTGAAAACCTATCAGTCTCTTCTTTTGTCTCAAAGTGTATGCGTTTTACACGGCACTCCAAGATGCGCTGCGCCTCTGCCTTGGGCATGGCCTTGATGATGCTGATGCGCTCTACGATGCTGGTGTTGCCCGTGGTGACCGACAACAGGCTCCAAGCCTCACCACGGTATCTCTCCGTGTTGCTACCACTAGCCATGCGCCCCCGCTGCCTACCGCCAGTAAGCTGATACGCCAGATTACTAAGCTCCCTGCCATGCGAGTTAGTCAGCTCGTCCATATACAGAGGCAGATTGTGGTACACCTCACCCCTGTTCATCTTCGTGTTGTAGGTATCACGCTCTGTGGTTATCAAGTCTTCGGGTTTGCCCCATACAGACACCCCCGCTTCCATGGCTGTGGTTTTACCTACGCCTGAGTCCTTACTGTATATATGCAACGCTGCACATTTGATCGGCGAGAATTGCATAAGTACAGAGCCGAACGCCGTGCCCACCACAAACTGGTGTAGCTCAAACCCATCACGATTGTAGAAGTTGATTGTCTCTTTCCACTTCTCCATGGTGCCTCGCGGCTCAAAGGATGGGAACAAACCCGCAGTCTGTGTGGACGGAGGGTTAAATTCTATGCGATCCTTGAACACCTCTTGGTTACCAAGAACAAACGAGTCCCCACCCTCGTCAGTCCAACCGAACTGTCTATGTGCTTGATCCGCAGTGCTGTTAGCTTGTAGCTCGTTCACCCATGTTGTTGTATATGACATAATCTCATCCATCTTTGTTACTGCCACGCCTTGCATGGACATATGTTTACGAAACTCCTCTCTTGAGGTAGCCGCAGTCAAAGGTAGTGTGAACTCACGGACGCCGTCTTTCGGCAGGTGCAGGCGCATCACCACAGCTTCGCCCAGCTCCACGTCGCGTAGTCTTCTAACAACGTATAAGTCGTTATGATATATTACCTTCTCGTCTGGATCCCCGTCGCTGTTGACAGTCCTGATGTATACCCCGCCGTTTGCGCCACGAAAGTATGGGCGAGGGTATGGCGGAATTACGTACTGATTCACGGGCTTGTTGGGTAGGTTCTCAGCGGGGGCTTCGATAATATTGTCTGCTTCGGTAGCCTCTCGCACTCGCTTGCCCAACACTATCGGAGACTTTATCTTGCCCCAATGAGGGCACTCGGTGCATATGCCCGATGCGTACTCGTCAAACGTGTTGCACAGGTACGGACCTTTTATCAGGTCTACCTTCTTTTGTGTGGCATCTGCTGTGTAGTCAGGGTGGTTCTTCGATATGGCATAGGCCGCTTCGCTACCGTCAGTGCAGAACTTGGCTATTGATAGCCCTGCCCTCCACATAGGTTCACTGCACTCTGCCTGATCCACAAGTATGTTGCGCAGCTGCCTGCACCCTCTGCCAGCCTGTGTCTTGCGTAATATCTCACGAAACGTGCTTTCCATGTTGCTGTTGATTGTAGTCATCACAGCGTTGTTTGCGTCTGGCACGTAGCGTTTCGGCACAGGTATGGGATCATTACCCAACAGTTCCGAAAACGCGTCGAAATCCACTGGTCTTATAGCCGTCTCAAAAAAGAAGTCTACGAGGCTCGGTGGCGTGTCTTTGTGGTTGTGTGTGGTGGGTATACGTAAGACCCGTGCAGCGTCCGCTGTGACCGCTGGATCAGCCAGCAATCCATGGTTCGTGCATAATGTCTTCAATCGCTCGGCTACGGGTAGCCAATCGTCTAAACATACCGCGTCACGTAGCATCCAATAGACATGCACGCCACGCCCCGAGTTCACCATAACAGGTTTAGGCAAAGACAACTTCTTGCAGAAATTCTTCAGCGCAGTAATCGCATCAAGCTGTGTCGCATAGTCTTTACTAGCGCCACAGTCCAAGTCCAAGAACAAGGACTTCAGATGCTTTACGTTATCCACCTTTCTGGAACCCGCCTCATTGAATGTGGCGAGCGCGTAGTAAGCGTCGTAACCCTCTTCGTCTAAGTTCCTAGCCGCATCTACAAGCTGATCCACAGAAGGGTAGAACTTCTGTACTCTGCGATCGTCACGGGTGCGAAAAGCAAACACACAGTAGTAACCCTCGTCTGCCAATGCTCCCTGTAAAAAACTTTTTGTTTCCATCACTAACACCATAACCGAGAGACACTGCGGCAGGGGTGTCGGTACACACCCTCTTCGGCAACAGCCTAGCCGCAGTATGTATGGTGGTTAGTCGTCCCAATCGTCTACGATAGAACTTAGATCATCACTGCCTTCTTTAGGTTTGGCAGGAGCAGCCTTCTTTGTAGTTTTCTTCGGCTCCTCCACCGCATCAAAGGGGTTGTCGTCTTCTTTCGGACTTACTTCAAATCCCTCCACTGCACCAAATGGTGACTGTTCTTCCATAGGTTTTAGGTCGATAACCTGCACTGCACGCAAGCGCAACGACACTCCTGTACCCATCATTCCGTGGTAAGGAGTAAATACCACAGCGATGTTAACGGTGGATCCGTTAGTCAGCAAGAAGTCATCATCTAACTTCACACCCTTGGCATCATACTGTGCAGGTTTACGAGTGGCCTCTCCACCATACGCGCCCTTCAGCTTCGCCTTGTGCGTGTAGGTGCCGTCCTCGTCCTTCTTGAAGGGCATCTGGAACTTGTCAGGCCAATCAGCGTTCTCCCCCTGTCTGATCGCGTAAGCGTTCTTCATGTGCTTATACAAGTCTTTTGCTTGCGCTTCGTTCATGCGGAACTGAAGCGTATACGACGCACCATCGTCAGTTGCATCACATGGCACTGACCGCTTTTCTGTATTGTCAAACTTGTAGGTGCGATTGATACGAGGCCACATGGCTTCAACATCATTTATATTATAGTTCATATCAGACATATCGTTCTCCCTATGTCTTACTGGTCGTCATCAAGTAGTTCTAGTAGGTCAGCGTCCTCATCAGTTGCCACTTGTGGTTCTGGCATTGCTTCTACTACAACCTCTTCTTCACTGACATTGATGTCAGGTGCTTTTTTCTTGGTCGTAAGTGCTTCTGATATATCAGGGATGCAGAACCTGTAGGTATTACCCACACGAATGTAGGTGTCCTGCGGTATCTGCTCCTGACGAACCCAAGCACGGATTGTGGATATGGACACACTGAAGTGTTTAGCCACGTCTTCGATAGGCACGTATTTTGGTTCCATCATTTTTTCCTCACAGACATGCTGTATTCCGAGTCGATATTCAAACCGTCTGGTTTCAACTCAGGGTTCTCTTCCAAGAACTGCTTGAGGTTTGTTTGGTTCAGACGTTTCTCCAACAACTCAGGCACGCCATGCTCTATCACAAAGGCGTGCATCTTCTCCCAGTCGTTGGTCCAAAACTTCTGCTTCACAGACCTGTAAAACAGCCCTTCGGAAGTCCTCACACTCTCGACATTGTGCGTATCGCAATAATCGAGAAGTCCTTTCTTCACTCTCTCTAACTGACGAGAGAGTACAGAGTCCTTTTCCTTGTAGTCAGCCGACAGCTTCGCCCGTTCTTCGCGGATTTTTATGTAGGCTTTGGTCAGCTTTTCTGCGGTAATCTCACCCATACCGTTCTCCTAACGTATTGTTTTGTACAATCTAGTGGCGGTATGTGTGTTAGTCAAGTATTTCTTTATAAAGGTCGATCATCTTTGTGTGTACGTCTATTCTGTTGTCTAACAATGTGTAAACACGTTTCTCTACAGTAGACCCACACAACTGCACAACGGTGCATTTATGTTTTTGTCCTGACCTGTGAACACGAGCGTTTGCCTGTGCATACGTTTCCAAAGAGCTTGTCGGTCCCCACCACACAACCGTGTTTGCCGCTGTCAGCGTGACGCCGTGTGCAGCAGCCTGAGGTTGTATGATTAAAACTCTTGGGTCTGGAGTTTCTTGAAACGTCTTGAATATTTGTGTGCGGTTCGCAGCGGAGACGTCACCGCGTATGATGTCGGTGGATATGCCGTCCTTACGCAGGCGCTCTGTCAGTATGTCGATGGTGTGCTTGAACGGCACAAACACCAATATCTTCTGACTGGACTCGTCGATCACTTCTCGTAACACTTTGTAACGATGTGTAATGTCGAACTCCAACACGTCGTTTTCGTCTGTGTAGACTGCGCCTGCCGATATCTGTAGTAGTTTACTCATGACGACGGCAGCGTTGACCGCAGTTATCTGTTCGCCCGTGATCTGCATGACCAGCTTTTTGCGCAACTGCTCGTAATACTTTTTCTGTTGACGTGTTAGTTCTACCTCACGCTTGACGTACACCATGTCAGGCAGGTCAAGGCACTCGTCTTTGGTAAATCGTATAGCAGGTTGAAGTGCGCGGAAGACCGTGTCTGTGGCAGTCTCTTTGGGCACCCACTTAAAGTTCGTAATCTTGACCATGATCTGATCGCGGAAAGACCCAAAGAACCGTGGTACGGCAGTGGGGTTGACTAATTTTGCTAGGCCATATGCGTCGAGGGGGCTTTGTGCGGCGGGGGTGCCTGTCATCATCCATAGCCACGTATTCGCGCCTACCAGTTTGTTAAGCGTCTTCCATCTGTTTGTCTGCGCGTTTTTGTAGTGCGTAGCCTCATCAACAATTATTAGATCAAACCCACCGTTGGCGATATCGTCTGCTACGATCTTGACCCCATCGTAGTTTATTATAACGAACTCAGCCCCTTGACCAATTATGTCCTTGCGTTTGTTACTGCTACCGTGCGCCACGTCCACAGTCCGATGTGGAGCAAATCTAAACAAGTCACCACGCCATGCGCTATCCATGATCGAGAGTGGGCATATAACCAAAACACGATTTATAATTTTTTTCTGTAACAAGAAATCCGCAGCCCATATGGCGCTGGCAGTCTTGCCTGTGCCCTGCTCGTTGAAGCAGAACGCCTTCCTGTTCAATGTAAGAAATGCCGCTGTCTTTTTCTGATGGTCAAAAGGCGCAGTGCTACCGGACCATAAATATTGTTTTTCTATGGGGGATGGGGCTTGGATGTTGAGGTTCTTCAAAACCTGCGCTTCATCGACACCCCACTTCACCACCACCTTGTTGTCAGGCAGGGCTTTGCTCTTTGGTATGACTTCCGTCACCTGTTGTGGGTTGCGTAGGCGCAGTAACAGCGCACGTCCGTTTTCGATTATCTCCACCGTGTTCTCCTTGTTAGTGGTTCACTAACTTTTTTTCTTGTAGTTGCGGCTACGGTTCTTGCTAGGACTTTCAAGCCTAGTGCCGTCTTTATTTCTACCGCCTTTGCTCAAAGCCTTCTTGTGGCTTACATCTTTCCCCTTGCGCTTAATGCCCTTCTTATCATACGCACGTCGGGCGCGTTGCCGTTCCATCCTGTCGGCGTGTTCCCCTCGCGCCTTCTGTTTTTTGTATTCTTTTTTGTAGGGTCTTGGTGATTTTGTGTACGGCATTTAGTTGCTCCCGTTGTGAATACATTCCAATACAACACAATGTCGGCGGCATAGCCCACTGGGATGGGCGTTCCATACGTCCTTTTCATGTGCAGTCTCCATCCGCTTGTAGTTAGCCAACCACTTACCCCACAGAACTGGCATCGTATCGCGGTGGTAAGTATCCTTAACAAGGTCTCTGGATATAACGAACAACAGCCCTGCCATGACCTTTGTAACCTCGGGGAAGTGTTTGAACGTGGCTAACGCCATCAGTTCCAACTGCCCCTTGTCCGCATACTTGGCTGACTTGCTTGTCTTGTAATCCACAACTCTAGCGGTATCGCCGTCCAGAATAACCAAGTCGGCTATGCCGCGCCACCAAACCTTCTTATCGTAAAAGTCACAAGGTTCTAGATCCTCCGTTAGTCCCATCTTTATTTCACATAACTTCTTACCACGCTTTGCCATAAGAGCGTCCAGCGCATCCTTGGCAAACTCAAACTGTGTGGGTATGGGCTTGCCGTCCCGCACATATTCCTCTGCGGCTAGATGGAAAGCCGTGCCATAGGACATAGCCTCGGTCTGCGGCTCGGTATAATCCTTGGCAATCTTGAGGTGATAAAACTTCTTAGGGCACTGCTCAAACGCTTTGATCCTACTGAATGACCACGGCTTTATACTCATTCACAATCCCCATACGACTTGCCAGTGCCACTCTCGCAGTTGATAGGTAGACCCTCTGCCCAGTCCGGTATCCAACGCATACACTCCTCCACGTATGCCTGTGCTTCCTCGACTTCTTCGTCAGGAACACAGGCTACAACGGAGTCATGCACAGTTAGCACTACGCGATGTTTCTTAGCTATTTTTAACATTTGCTCGCCAATGATGCAACGCGCTATCGCCTGACATACGTTCTCTATGACCTTGCCGCCATAGATACGATTACGTCCTCTGCGCGTCTTATAGTGAAACTCCACACCCTTCTCAGTGGTGTCGAACTTCAAATCGTCATAGCGCAGCAGCAATCCAGACGGCAGGCGTATGGCTGTCTCCTCTGGCACTAACTCCAGAACCGAACCGTAACCTAATGATATCTTGCGCGATGAGTGTAGCTCAACGAGGGCTTGTTGTGCGTCACGCCATAACTTGTTTATCTTCCAGTTGGCCTCACGGTAGATGCTGATGACCCGCCGTGCTTCGGCGATATCCATGTCGAACCCAAAATTTTTGAGTTGCGCTTGGAACTTGATTGCACCCATACCGTAGCCAGCACCGAGGATGGTGGTCTTGCCGACGAACCGTTGGTCTTTGGTCACATCAGACTCCGCTACACCATATATTCGTGATGCCATCTTTACATACACGTCCTCACCAGCCCTGAACGCGTGCGTGAGATCGTCCTGCTCCGCAAGCCACGCCAGCACTCGCGCTTCGATCTGCGCAGAGTCTGCATCTA